CAACGAGAACGACGCCGGCGCCGTCCATGGGGACGAGCTGACCGGCGTCGTTGGCGTGCAACTGCGGCGCCCCGTCTCCCATCGAGAACGGCACGGCCTTGCGGGCTTTCGTGCCGGCCTCGATGTCGGAGACCTGGACGCCTGCGGCCTTGGCTGCCGCGATTGCCTGGGAGAGCTTCATCCCGTCAGGTCGACTCCGGCTCGAACCCGATGAAGTCGAACGCGCCCATGAGCTTGCCGTTCTTCACGTCCGAGTTGTACGACACGCCGTTGACCATCATCTGCAGCGAGTCGATGTCGCCATCGACGACGCCGACCTGGACAGTGACGACTTCGCCCTTGACGAGCGCTCGCTTCAGCTTCGCCGTCTTGCCGGAGGTCACCGTGATGGTGTTGGCCTTCAGCGTGCTCGTGGTCTTGCCGGTTGTGAAGACGCCGCCGCCGTCGGTCTGGTGCGCTTCGTGGTTGCCTGCGAGCGCGTAGTCGGACGTCTCCATCGTCCCGACCTTCTCGCCCCTGAAGTAGATCGAGAACGACCTCGACCGCTGCGTTTCCTGGGCCATTTCAGCTCACCACCTGGTTGATGTTTCCGCCGATGCGGTGGTCGAGCGCGGTGATCTCCAGGTCGATCTGGGTGAGGATCTGCTTCCCGTCGTTGTCGTACTCCGACGAGATCGAGACGCTCTCGAACCAGTTCTGAGAGATCTTGGCGCTGAGGATTCCCTGCGCGTACGACGTCCACAGACGCGGGTACGCCTTGCCCTGGACGGGGTTGTCCTCACCCTGCGCCGGGTCCGGACCCACCCACGGGTTGGACACCACGAAGTCGGTGTCCCACGCGAGCTTGAGGGTCTCCGCGGCCAGGTCAGGCGTGCGCGCCTGGCCGTTGTCGATGCACTTGTAGTTGGGTACCGAGTTGAGCAAGCACCGCGTGGTGATGAGCCGCACGATCTTCGCGACGCCATCCCGCGTGGTGACCGGCGTAACGCCGTTGTCGAGCGCGATCTGCTGCTCGCCGGTCTCCCCGTCTCCGGGCAGATCGAGCGGTGCGCGCTGTGGCGAGATGCCGAGCAGCTCCGCCCCATTGTACGACTGGTTCGGGTGGACCTGGTCCTTCTGGGTCATGAGCGCCGCGACCGAGGCCGCGAGGACCGCGGGGTGCGATTCGCAACCGCGCATCCACGGAGCGCGGAAGCGCTCGAAGTTCTCGGTTGTCGCAAGCGTCTGCGCCGTCGCGTAGAGGCCATTCGACCCCATGACGAGGTGCTCGTACTTCTGGCTCCCGATGGCCGCCTTCGTGGTCAGCGCCGTCTTCCAACGCGTCCCGTTCGTGGTGTCGTTCTGCGCCGACGCGATCGTGAAGTAGGTCTCGTTCGCGAGAACGGTGATCGCGTTCGCGTTGGAGTCGGTGCCAGCTCCGTCGCCGAACCGAACGCCCGTGACGCCACCCTTGCCCGGGTTGACGGTGTACGAAGACGACGAGGCCAGGACGCACGTGGTCCCCGTCGGCTTCAGCGACTCGTCCTTGTAGACGATCCAGTCGTTCCCACGGATCCCCTTCTGGGAGATCGTGACCGTGACAACGCCCGAGCTGTTGCCTGCGGTGCACGGCAGCGTGCCCTGGCGCGCGTTGTTGATCGCCGTAACGAGCGCGGCAGCTTGCGCGGTGGGAGTGTCCGCGTCCGCGACGTTGATCTCGACGTACTCGTCGCAGACCCAGAAGCGCCACGTGCCCTTGCTCGACGCGTTCGTCGCAAAGGTGATGGTCATCACCGCGGACGCCGGCGAGGAGGCCGCCTCCGCGATCGCCAGCGCCTTGATGCGTACGCCCGGATACATCCGCGCGACGCGGATCATCTGGGCGATCTCGGAGCGCTTATCGAACAGCGCGTGGACGTCCGTGCTCGGCGTGATGTCGAGCACGTCCTGGTCGACCGTGGCCGACCCGCCCGACAGCTTGTTGCCGACGATGAGGCAGTATCGAGGCAGGTTGCCCGGCGTCACGCGCCCCTGGCCGACGTTGACGTTGAACAGTGCCGCCGGCACTTTGCCGGCAGGGTTCATGCCGGCGATGATGATCTGGCCCATGGGTCAGCTCCCGGCCTTTCCGGCCTTGGGGGTGGTCTCGACCGCGGGCGGAGCCGGCGGCGTAGTCGGAATGGCGAAGGCCGGAAGGCGGCCCTTCGCTGCCTGGAACGAGGCGCAGGCGGCCTTCTTCGCGGCGTCGAGCGCCTGGGCCACGGGCTTCCACTCGAGGCCCACCTCGCGCGCCGTGGCCTCGTCGGCGGGGAAGATCTCCCCGTGCTGGAGCCAGCGCCGGAAGGTGACGACGTCGGGGAGCCGCTCGGGCTCGGACGCGAACGCGAGCCGGCGCGCGCCATCGGGAGCGACCTCCCACGCGGCGCCGATGAGACGGCCTCCGCCAACGTCGGCGCGCGGGAGCGCACCCACGGGGTTGCCGTCTTCGTCGAGCGCGCAATACGGATTGGCGACGACGAGCAAGCTCGTATCGGGCATGATGCCTCTTCGGCGGTTGGAGAGTTACGCCCACCGCCGGAGGGAACTCGGCGTCAGGCCTCCGCAGTCGCGCGGGGGCGCGCAGCGGGATAACGGCATGGGGAGAGCGACCTCGTTCGTCACGAACGGGTCGGGGTCATCCGGGATCTGCAGCGTCGCCTGACCGGCGAGCATGTCGACCGTGGGCGCGACGTAGCGCTCCTCGATTTCGATCGGCAGGCGGATTGCCTGGTACGGCGCCGGCGCGCGGCTGCCGTCGTCCATCTCGATCGACACCGGCTCGGTGGACCACTTGCCGGGGCTCATCGTCCACGCGCCGGCCCGTTGCCACAGGTAGGACCCGCGGTACTGAGCCTCCGGCTCCGTGTCACCCGTGTCGATCCACGCCGGATGCCTGCCCTCGTAGATCGTCACCGCGATCAGCTTCGTCAGCGCGTTGACGACGTTGTCGAGCCTGCCCTTCAGCTCGCGCGTCGCCTTCGGAAAGCACCAGATCAGCGACAGCGAGTCCGACGACATCATGTAGTCGTCGGCGAGGAACGATGCGGCGCCGCGGCTGGAACGCCACAGGAAGAGCGCCGGCAAATCCGCCGATCCGAAATTCGTCAGCGCCGGGTCACCCGCGTACGCCTGGTTCACGGGCTTCGGCGTCTTCGGCGCGGCGATGGCCCACGCCTGCGCGAGCGGGCCCTCGTTCATGACAGCGACGAGGCAGCGCAGCACCGTGTCGAGGCAGGGGTCGCTGAGCGACTCGTCCTCGCCGGCCGCCGGGACCGGGAACTCGAGCGCGCCGAATCGCTCGGCCATGGGTCACCTGTTGAAGATGGCTTCGGCGCGCGCCACGACGAGCTCGTACTCGCGCGTGAGCACCGCTTCGGCCTTGATGTACGCGTCCCCGGCGAAGCCGTAGCCGCTCGTCCCGGGGTGCTTCACCGACTTCGCGAACACGAGCCGGCCGCCGACCGTGAAGGCCAGCGACGGCGTTGCGTCGCCCTTGCGGTTGCGCCCCTGTCCCTGCCGGACGGGTCCGCGGAAGCCGGCCCCCTGCTTCGGGAAGATGGCGTGCGGGCGCGACCCGCCATCGACGATGGCCGCGTACGGGACGGGCCACACGATCACGGCGTTCGCGTCGTTGGCGCCGCCCATGTTGCGCGCGACGTACGCCTTGCGCGTCAGGTCGCCCGTGCGGTCCTTGTACCGCCGCCGCGCCTTCGCCGTCTCGAGCCCCTCCTTCGCCGCCGTCATCACCGCGCCGCGCACGCCGTTGCGGAGAACCGCGTTGGCGTCCGCGCAGCGACGGCGGATGTCGGAGAGGTCGAAGTCGATGTCGATGAGGCCGGTCATCGCTACTCGCAGTCGTCGGGGTCGTAGCTGCCGAGCGTCGCGAACCCGCCCCCGATGGGAGCAGCGCTCACGGCAGCGCCGGCGATCGGTCCGTTCGCTTCCGCGAGCCGGGAGCCGGCCACGACCGAGTCGAGGATGGCCTCCGCCTGCTTCGCGAAGGCGCTGCCGTCCTGACGCTGCACCTCACGGTGCCGGTCGTAGGCGAACGCCTTCGTCTGCAGCAGCACCGCCGTGCGGATGAGGTTGAGCGTCTCCGGCTGCGACGGCAGCGCGCCGTTGTAGGCGATCAGGACCTTGGACTCGGCGAGCGCGGTGGCGAGCGCGATATCCTGCGCCACCAGGGTCGCGTCCGCCGGGCCGTCGTTGTCCTCGTCGTACAGCGCGACGTAGATCGCGTGGCCGAGGTGCCTCTCGACGTCCTCGGGCGTGATCCACGTCGCCATGTCACTTCTTCGCGGGCGCCGGAGCCGCGGCGAGCGCCGGCAGCTCCGACACGATCAGCATGGGCTCGGCGAGCAGCCGGAGGGCGAGATCCTCGGGGACCTCGACCTCCTGCGGCGCCTTCGTCCAGTGCCGGCCGCCGCGGTAGAAGCCCTTCTCGGGCGTCGCCGCGACACGGAGGCGAACCGTCTTGGTCGATTCCGACATGTCGCCCTCCCTCACGCCGTGCACTTCGCGGCGAGGTACCAGAGGCCGTAGCCAGCGCGGCCGCGGCAGTCGACACCGAACCGGAACTTCTTCTTCTCGAAGACGTTCGCGTCGGTCGGTCGGTCGAAGAACTGCAGCATCGGGGAGCGCCGCAGCTGGAAGAGGAACGGCTTGATCGGCTTCGTGCTGTCGAGCAGGTACCACGTGGTGTCCGAGCCGCCGGCCGAAGCCGCCAGGTCGTCGATCACGAGGATGTCCGCCGTGCCCGCCTGCACGTTCGTCTGCGACGCCGTGCCGCCGCTGTTGGGAACGGTCTGCGCGATCACGATCTCGCGCGCCGTCTTCTCGAGCGCCGGGGGCACCACGAGCAGGTTCGGCGTGATGCGCATCGTCTTGCCGTCCTCGCCGACGAGCGCGCGCATGGTGCTGCGGACCGTGTTGTAGTTCGTCGCGGAGAGCGCGGTCGTGGTGTACAGGTTGCCCTGCGTGCCAGCGCTCGCGTCCTGCGGGTTCTTCGGGTGATCCGTATCGAAGAAGTACTGCTGGTCGTAGCAGAGCTGCGACCCGCCCTGGAGGAGCGCCTCGATCACGATGTCGTCCGGCCAGAGCGCGACGGCCTGACCGAGCGCCTGCGCGGAGTGGTTGTAGATCCCGAACTTGTCGTCCTCGAACTTGTTCCGAGGGACCTCGAAGGAGTCCTCGTAGTCCTTGTTCGGGAGGGTGTACGCGTTCGCGGCGAGGTCGTTGTACACGCGCTCGCCGACCCACTCCCGCAGACGCGGGATGCGGGACATGAACGAGTAGACCTCCTGCTCCGTGTCGGAGCCGGTCTGCATGGCCAGCTTCGACCAGAACGCGGCGGCGCTCTGCACTCCCTGCTGGAAGGAGTGCGAGAAGCCCGTGTAGGCGGCGTCCAGAGACGCGGGGGTGATGATCATTGGTCGTGGTCTCCGGTAAGGCCGCGGTGCCCGGGAGGGCGCCCTGGTGCAGGAGCACCATCGAGAACGCGCTCGTGTCGCCTGCGGCGGTGGTGAGCTGCTTGCCGAGCGCGAAGGACCCGATCACCGGATCCGATGCGCCGCCGGCCGTGGTGCCCGTGACGGCAGCCTTCGCCTTGCCGGCGTTGGTCGTCGCGATGTCGGTGCCGACGGTAGCGAGCGCGCCGCCTGCGATGCACCGGGTCACCCCGAGCACGCGCACGACGGCGATCGCGGCCGCCGCGGGAGCGTTCTGCAGGACGCCGAGGCAGGACATGCCCGCCGAGTCGGCGACGTCCGCGCCCGAGCCCGTCACCTTCATGATGTAGTACTGCTTTGCCGACAGGTCCGCGGCCGCGACCACGTGCACGTCGAGCGTGCCCGCGTCGGTCATGGTCGGGACGCCGACGGTCACGTAGACGCCCGCGGACGTCACCGAGTGCACGCGGCCCGCGCGGGACCGGGTCCCGTTCGAGCTCGTGCGCGCCACCGTCTGGTCGTCGACGATGAAGCAGTCGTGCCCGACGTCCGCCTGCGTGAGCGCGTCCGTGGACGAGCTGTTCACGAAGAGGAACGTGCCCGGCGTGACCTTGATCTTCAGGTCACCGGCGGCGCCCGCCGAGTTGTCCTTCGTCTCGTCGGCGACGCCGAGGACGTACAGGCCGACGCCCGTGCTCGCCGATGCGGCGTAGCCCGAGCTGTTCGCGACGACGATCCCGCCCTGCCAGATCTTCGAGGCTGCCATCGGCACCTCGAGAACCTCCGGGAGCGGGTGCTCGCCGATCTTCTTCTGCTGCCGCGCAGCTGCGAGTGCGGTCATGACCTAACGCTCCCTTCTGCGCGGCGAGTCGCGCGCGCTTCGTCTCGAGCATCTCCGCTTCGGTGATGCCCATCGTCTTCGCGACCGCCTTCTCCTCGGGCGTGAGCGCCGCGACGGAGGCGGACTGGCCGCCGTTCTCCTCGGCCTTCACCTCGTCGCGGCGGACCACGACGGGGGCGTGCTCCAGGAACGCCGACAGGCCCTCGACGGTCTGGGTCTTCGCCCAGTTGTCCGCCTGGTGCTTCGTCAGCTTGCCCTCCGCGCGACCGCGGTCGATCACGGCGGCGAGCTCGGCCTCCTTCGCGGCCTTGGACAGGTCGGCGAGCTTGGCTTCGGCGTCGGCGAGCTTCGCGGCCGCCTCCTTGCCCTGCTCCGCCCCGGCCTTCCACGCCTGGATGACGCCGGCGATGGCCGACGGGTCGCTCTTCCCGGTGATGCCGGCGAGCGCGTTGTGCATTTCCTTGAGCGGGGCCACGGCGGCGATCGCCTCGGCCTCGCTCGCGCTCTCGGCAAGGCCGAGGGATGCGAACAGGGTCTTCATGGTTCGTCTTTCTGCCGGCGATCCCGGCGCTGCCTGCTGCCCAGCGGCAGAGGCCGCTGCGATGCATTCCGTGAGGCTGCCGACCTGGTCGGCGAGCCCTGCGTCTACGGCCTTCGACCCGAGGAACACGCCGGCCTCGAGCGCGAGCACCGCCTCGGGCGTCATCCCGCGCGCGGCGCCCACCTGTTCGGCGAAGAGCTGCGCGAGCGTGTCGACGCGGTCCTGCAGGATCGTCAGCTCCTCCGCCGTGACCTTCACGTGCGGGTTGCCGTCCGTCTTGCGCTTGCCAACGGCGATGACGTCCACGCGGACGCCCTCTTCCTCGTCGGCCTTCGTCTCGTCGTAGCGGGCGCACACGACGCCGACGCTGCCAACCATCCCGGATGCGGGAAGCCAGATCTGATCGGCGACGCACGCCAGCGCGTAGGCCGCGCTCGCCGCGCACTCGTCGGCATACGCGTACACCGGTTTCGACTTGAACGATCGGAGCGCCTTGACCGCCTCGGTCATCCCGGCGACCACGCCTCCGGGGCTGTTGATCTTGAGGACGACCGCTCGGACGTCCTCGCACTCCAGCGCGCACCTTACCCGCGCGGAGACTGACTCGTAGCCAGCGAAGAACCAGCTCCCGCGCTGCATCAACGGGCCGTCGATGGAGACCACCGCGACATCGCCGTAACGAGCGAAATCGTCGTTCTCCTCGTCCTCATCGGACCATGGGGACCAAGCGAGCGGGAGCGCGCTGGCCTCCATCGCGAGGATGG